GTTGGCAACGGTGGACACCCCACGTCTGATCGCATCAATGATGGCCATGACGTGGAGTGGGTTCTCGCTATACTGCGAGGTCAGCCTGAGAACGGCTTGTGCATCCAGGACGGCAATCGGCGCGCCCCTGGAGATGCCAACCGGCCTGGTAAGGTCGGTGGTCTTGGCCTCCAGGTACGTCGCTGTCGTGTACCGGAATTGCTGCGCAATGCCGCTGTCGGCTGGGCTGATGTCGGCGGTCCACAGGACGTAGGAGCCCGTCTTGGGCACCAATGGCACGTGCGTGTCGACAAGGACGCCCGCATCAACGCTGAACTCAGACGTGTAACTCGACCAAAGCGGAGAAGAGGGCTTGCGCCACACGTAACTCCCTTTCTTCGCGTCACGCTGTCCATCTGCTGTGCGGAGCGAGCCCACTTGTTCGAAGACGCTCTCCGCACCAAAGGTCCCATTGGCCACGGGACCCCTAGGCAGGTAGTTCCACCAGGCGTCACCCATGCCAAGCTGGCACTGGGCAATGGCACCACCACGCTGGAGCTCCGGGGCAATATTGGTGGCCAACAAGGACTGTCCAATTTGCCTGAAGTCCGTGAATGAGGCAATGGTTGTGTCGAGAGACTGCGCCATCCGGAAGCACATGCGGCCGCTCTTTGGCCAGTAGGCCACGCTGCCTGTGACGTTCTGGACCGTGAAACCCGACTCGGCCTGGAACCCGAAGGTGTACCACCCGTGCACGTCGAGCGGAAACGATACCGTCTTGTTCTCGGCGGCACTGAAGATCAAGGCTGTCTCGAACTTGAAACAAACGTGCCCGTCCTCCCACTTCCGGACGACGATGTTGAGCTGGCCGGCATTGAGGCTAGTGGCAGAAAAGGTGAGCGTATCACCTTGACTGAACCAAGTGTACTTGTCATCCCCCTCGCCATGGACATTCACGGCAAGCATGTTGCCGTGCCACTTCTGACCGTTCGTGTAGTTCCAGTAACACAAAGGCAGGGCGTCATATGAGCCCGTCGCCTGGTACTGAACCAACGAACTGCGTGGTATGTCGGCAGCCATGGCAAGAGCCATGGTATAAGTCGACGTGGCCATCGCGATATTGGGGTCAAAGATGATGACATTCTGGAGTACACTCGGGCACAGCACAATGAGCGCCTCGTTAGCGGGCAACAAGCTGGAGTAGCTTGGGTCGGGCACGGCGCTGGTCTTGGCGAAGGGCACGTCCCCTATGCTGAACGGATTGAGCACAGCGGTTGGTTCGGTGTCATAGGCGTCGGACAAGCGAATGTCACCGGGAGCCGAGCGCGGACTGAAGACGGCGTGCAAGAGATCGCGGACGTATGGGTCGTCCGCCTTGCTGGTCTGCAGCTTGCTGGGAAGCGGGACCCGGGACCCCTTGTGGCGCTGGGCTTCCACTTGGAGTGCCGTTGCTGCCTTGCTGAGGCTGGCGGCCGCCTTGCGCTCCGCAGTTGCAACCTGGGACGACGATGATCCAGCCTTCTTCTTCCGCTGGCGCTCCTTCCGCTGAGCCATCTTGGTGTTCGATGAAGACGACATGCGGCATAAATAACAATAAGTTAACACGGCAAATACTACTAATCCACTGAGTAAACAACTGGTGGGTAGTAACCGGCAGACAAGATCTCACGGATCTTCCTCTAAAACGGTGGTGCCGTCACCGTTTGAGTACTAGAGTGCGCTGCCGCGCACATACCGCAAATAGAGTCTGTCTATCACGGGGCCCGGGGCTGGTGCAGACAAGGCCAGCCCCTCCTTGCGGGCTTTGTGATAAAGGTGGTACGCAAGCTTGTTCCACGGAGCGCCCGGTTGCCACCAGGCTTCAATCCGGTAGCTGAGCGCCCGCTGATACAAACGCTCGAGACCAGAGTGCGCTGGGCTGTGGATGAACCAGCCGGCCAACAGCTTGTCACCGACGGGCACGTGGACCCACTCGCCAGTGGGCAGCCGACGAGAACGCGCAGAAAGGAAGGGGAGGTCCTCGATGAGCATACACGGGGTCTCTCCCTCATGTTTCCAGACGATCCCGAGCTCGCTGCCGGCAGCCCTGAGTTCTTCGGCCGCCTCGAGCGTGGCCTCCTTATCGGCTATCACCAAATCGTCCCCAGCGGTGCCGACCTGAAACCTCGCACGGATAATCTCCCTCGCAGTGAGCGCCTCAAGGGCCCTCAAGCGAAGAATCCGCACGAAGGCATAGTTCGCGCACA